GCTAACATCTTTTGCTACTCCTTCTGGTAATTTTGTCGGGTCAACACTTAATGGAAATTTGTTGTTAGCAAATAACACATCTACTATTTGACCATATGCAGCCAAAGTTTTTGTTTTAGTTATTTTTACAAATACTCTTGACTTTTCTGCTTCTGTAAATTGAACATCAGGTCCATAGATTCCTCTGTAGTTTCTGTATGACCTGACCCATCTTAGTTCATCTTCATATCTATAGTCTTCTGACTTTTTAAATCTAGCCATAACATAATCAACAATGTTACTTACATCCATATCTTCAGTGGATGTATCTTCTTCAACATCATCTAATGCTATTGCATCGGTTTCCATTATTTCATTTTCATCTGCCATATTAATATCCAAAGGTTGAATCTGCTACAGGCATACTAGCTTTTGGTCTGCCTACAGGATCATAGTCAAATATGCTAAAACGTGGTCTTGACATTATACCATATCTTAAAGCATCATACAAGTGATCTTCTGAGTTTGTATCAATATCTTCAGGGTTCTTTTTATCTATCGGTAAAGCAGGTATCTGAGATATTAAATTTATACAATTACTAAAAAACACTAATCTAGGCTCTTCTGTGTATTCATCCACTTGTAGTCTTCTATGTACTTCGTTTTTACCTGCAACACGACTACCTCTACTTCTATCTGATGGTCTCCAACGACAACCTCTAGAAATCATCTGTTCAGCCAAAGAAGGACCAGTATCGCCACGTTTATGCCAAAGAGAGCTATCCAAAACCCCATACTTAATATTTCCATCTCCTGCCTCTAATTCTAGAATCATATCAGCTAAATCTGTAGCAAGAACTTTTGATTTATATAACTCTCTGTATACAACTAACTGCTCTGATGGAGATACTGCAAACCAAACAACTCCTGATTTACTTCCATAACCATAGTCACAAGCTCTAAACTTTACCCAATTAGATGGAATCTTAAATGGTTCAATAACGTGAATGTCACGATTAAACTCTGTAAAGGCTGCACCTTCTTTAATATCCCAATCGCCATCTAGTAGCTGTCTTCTTTGTTGTTCAGGTAAAGATAAAAGCATTGCTTCGTAATCACCTGATTGTGATAAATAAGGATTATCCGTTAGTCTAGCAGGAATAAACCTTCTTTGAAATAATGGTTCTCCTGCTTTACTGTGACCTGCAGGATATTTTAATACTTCGTTTGTCTCAATGTTTGTTGCATCAAATGGTCTTCCATAAGGTGCAGGGTCTATAAACATTTTCTTGACCCAATGATGTCCTCTACCTCCGGGGTTTGTTGTTGCTCTCATAAAGAT